ATAATAGTTCTTATCGTCGTATTTCTTATTTACTTTACGACAATAAAATATACAAACCCTTGAAATTAAAACTATTGGATAAAGTAATGGATCCATTACTTGCTTGAATATCTGCTAAATATTCAGAATTACTTGTTGCCGCTGATGAAAGTGATATTTCTCCGGATGTAGAATTAACACTGAGTTGAGTATTACCACTCAATTTCGAGTAAGTAGGATTTATTATATTAGTATACAATTGAGATATAGCACCATTAGTCCCACTCACAATTGATGTGGGTGATGCTAGAAGTACATAATCTGTGGTTGTCTCTTTTCGGATTGTGACATATGCTATACCAACTCCACTTAGAACAAATTCCAAGTCATCATGTTTGTTAATATTGATTGGTGTATCAGCTAGATCAATACTACCCGAACTGTCCAATACTGCTATTAGAACACCTTTTCTAGATATAGAAATAGTGGAATTAGGAGCACAGCCCCACATTATACCTAAGATAGAAGCAGAAATTACATACTCATCTTCGAGGGCTATAATGTTGTTAAGTCCCAAGATAGTAGAACTATCTATCAGTATTGTAGTAGTTCTATTTCTTTTATTCGAAGATATATTTGGCATCATTTTAGTTGATTAATTGTTGCTGATATTTGGGCTAAGACTTTAGCCCTTTCATTAGCTCTAATTTCAGCTTCATTAGAACTACCAGAAAATTTGGGTCTACCTGCAATAATACTCATAAGAATTTTAGTGCAATATTCATCTTCGGCTGTTGCCCTTTCACATAGAGCAAAGTTATTGGTATACTCTAGAACTTCAAAATTGCGGCAATTTAGTGCTTCTCTAAGTACTTTATCATACTCATCCGTACCTTTAGTTGGTATTGGCACTGCTCTGCAACCCTCTGTAACTACCAATCTAATTGCTTCTCTTAGTCCATTATAAGTATCAGCCCCAGCCGCGCCCACTGGCGCTCTATAGCCAGGATTTAGACCAAGAATTAGTTTTCTGGCTCTATCAATTTCGTCATAGCCCATAGCCCATTCAGTTGGTGTAGGATTCCATGTAAACATAATTTTTATCCTTATATAGTAAGAAGTTGTAAATTTGTATTAGATAAGTTTCTATTGTAGTATTTTATGGATTTAATGCGATTATTTAATACAATTCCACCAATTACTTGTATTCCTTTAGATTCCAAAGTTACAGGATCATATTCAAATCTTGGAACATTATTTGCTACAGTTTGGATTAGCCCACTAGAATTTATCGCAGTAGCATTAGAACTTCTAGTAAATGTAATAAGATCTGAAAAACTAATTGAAGCCATTACTAATCTCAATAAGTATTAACGAATGTGCCGGACTTTTGTACTTCCAGAATAATGTAACTATTAGCTGATCCTACAAATTTAACATCTAGTGTTGCTGTAGGATATGCGGTTAGTGACATTCCTGTTCCTGCATAATCAACTTGCGCAGTAGAATCAAATACAGCTACTAGATTAGCACCTCTATAGACCTGAATATGACCAACTCCATCGCAACCCCAAATAGCTTGAGTGATAGCACAGCCTGTTAGTGTTTCATTAGAAATAGCGATATTAGATTGAGAACTATTTCCAGCTACCACCAATGAACTATTACTAGATACGAAGTGAATAACAGCAGATGTATTCTTCTTGTTAGATAAAATTGTATGTGCCATTACTCACCTCTTGACAGCGCAAAATCTAGTAGTTGAATCGTATATTCTTTATCTTCACATAATTCTAACATCTTGGCTTGATTTTCTTCATTTAGATCTAAAAATAGTTCTAGAAGAGTAGCAGCTTGAGTATTAGTCATATGTTCTAATAGTCTAATGAGTGCTTCCTCTTGTGTTGGAAGTTCATAGTCCTCTGGTAGATATTTATTCAATGCTGAGATGATAACATCTTCTCTGGTTAGTTTATTTACATCACCTTCTTTATAGATTCTCTTGTTAGCTAACTTGATTCCCTTATATCGCTTTTCGGCTTCTTGATCATGCTTGTCGAACGACTTCTGTTGGTGAGAATTAAAGTGAGGTTTCTTAGCAAGTTTATCCCAAGCTGTAGAATGATAGTTCAAATTAGCTTCCGCAGTTCTTTTGTAATCAATTGCAGATTGTTTGGATATTTCATCCAACATAGTTTTACCTAGTTTCTTACGAACCGCTCTGGATAATTTAGAATGATCAATGCCGAAATCATTGGCAGCTGAAGTTACATGAGATTTTCTGATATTATCTCCATATCTTCCTACTAGATGATTGACCACTTTAGAAACAGATTCATCAAGATCTAATTCTTCATCAAATCTATCTTCTTTAGATTTTCTTTGATTCTTGAAGTTTTTCTTGTTGAATTTACGACCTTTAGATGTGTCGTTTTCCCACTCATCTTCCTCGTGGTCAACTCTTTGTTTTTTACCACGACCTTCTTCTAGATCAGTTTCTTCATATATCTTTTCGTCATCACCAGGATCATAACCGTGTTCAGTAGAACGCTTAACAGTTTTTACTTTAGATGCTTTGAACACATCATCGTCATTACCGTTGCGATCTTTATGCTTAATTACAACGTGCTTATCAACGAACTTTTGCTCGTCTCCAGATTTTGGTCTGTATAATTCCAAGAAAGTTTTAAGAGAAGTCATCGTCGAGCCCTTCGTCGTCTAAATCTAAGTCCAAATCATCTAAGTCGAGATCATCCAAATCAAAATCTAGTTCATCGTCATCTGTAGTATCTGCATCAGAATCTTCAACTTCGCCGTAGATTGATTGTGCAGTTTCAATTCTAGCTAATTCAATAGCTTCAGTTGTCTTTTGACCCATAATATCTTTTAATGCGGTATTAAAATCTACTGGATTCTTGCTTAAAACTGAATCAATCATGTCGTTAATGTCTGCCATAGTCTATTCCTTATTTATTAAGTTGATTTGGTGTTGGTGGAGTGCTTGGCGGTGGGCCAGTGTCTGGTTCCTGCATCTCCATAGGGGGATTATACTGAATATTGTTCAATTCTTCACCAACTTCTTTGTCAATCTCTTCCATTTCATCATCGGACTGTCTAAGAACATGTCGGCGAATCCATTTGTGTGAATAGTATTTGCCTGCGTAATCATCAATATCACGAAGCATTGCCATTCGATCTCTAAGAACTTCTGTTTCTTTTAGTTCTGCATAGTAATTATCTTGAGAAAACTTGAATCTAATATTCTGTTTGAACTCATCCCATTCTTCAGGTGTGATAATATTCTTGAGAATTAGTTGCCGTTCTAATATTTTAGTAAATAGAACTGCAAATTTTGCTCTCAATCTTGATACAAACTTTGCAAATTTTACTTCATCTCTAGTAATTTCTGTAGAACGACCAAATGTGAATTGTGCATCCGAATCTAATCTGGAAACAGGGACATTGAGTGCTTTGTATAATTTCTTTTGGAAATATACAACGTCGTCCATTTGAGCTAAATTCTGCCCACCTGGTAATGTGGTTATTTCTGTTCCCTTACCGTCGGAACGTCTTGGTAGCCAGAAATCCTCCAACATTGACATGTGCTTCTTATCATTACGGATAGAACCATCGGCCGAATCATAAATTACTTTGTTCTTGAACTTGTCCATCAATGATTTGATATACTGTTCAGCTTTAACTTTTGGTAGACCACCAACATCAATATAGAAAATTCGTCGCTCTGGCGCTCTGGAAATCCTGTAAATTACAAGGGAATCTTCCATAGATCTAAGTTGATTTAATGGTTTGATAGCTTTGTTTAGATAACCAAGAACTAAATCTCCATTCACACTACTTAAGCCAGAAGTGCAATGAATGATTGAATCTTTAGATAACTTCAATCCATTAGTAGTGCTATTGTTAGTTACTGAACTGCTATTACCTGCAGTTTTTGAGAATCCGCTATCATTATAGACATAATATTCTTCAGATTCTATATTAATAGTTGTAGAAACTTGACCTTGACCAATTCGTTTCTTTTTGATTGGTCTAATTTTTCTGATCTTTCTGGGATCAATATATCTAACTTCTTTAATTCCATCACTTGCATTGTCATTATCTATAATAACATGATAATATAGTCTTCCATCTACATACCAACGTCTGAATATGTCATATGAAAGAGAATTAAAGTCCAGAAGTCTTAATACAGTTTTGAACTCTTCAATTACTAGATTCTTGATCTTATCTGGTTGTTCCAAATCATCAAGCACAAGTTCAACAATTTCCGCTTCCGCTTCTTGTGTAATAACTTCATTTACAATATCATCAACCGCAGCATCCACTTCTGGATATTGAGCCATATCTCGATATTTATTTACTAATTCTGCTTCGGTTCTAATTGATCCATCAAGATCAATATATGTACCGTAGACACCACCTTCATTTACAACAACAGCCCCATCATCATTTACCTTTGGAGCAAATGAGATGGGATCTGTGTCTTTACGATTGATCTTAAATCCAAATAATTCCATATTCTATTCAATCACTTTAATTAATTATGATCCGCCGGCATTACCGGTGTTACCACCAACTACTTGCCAGTTATCATATGCAAATGTAACAGTGAACCGCTCAATATCATCGGTTGCACCCCAGTCTAGATCAATCGGTGAGATTTCTAGTGGGAATAGACCATTGAATTGATATTCTCTAAGTACTTCACCAGTCTTTGAATACTGAATTACTTGTGCTTGAGACTTGTACAGAGAAGGTTCGGATCCACCAAATCCTCTAAGATTAGTCTGTGAGCCATTGATTGCATTAGACCAAGCTTCCATAGCATTTCGTACTAGGAAGTCTTCATCATTCATAACTGTGACAGACCATGTATCATATGTTCTATCACCTGCCAATTTGATCTTACGGCCAAAATATGAAACTTCAATCTGACCCAGACTTGAAGATGGAATCTGCGAAGTCTGAATCATAAATTGAGATTTAATATCAGCAACCGAATTAGCTGGGTTATAGATTCTAACTTTGAATAGTGTAGGTCTAGCACCACCGTAAACTAATTGGCTCTTGATTTCATTGATTGAGAAACCCATGTTAATTTATCTCCTTAAGTAGATCAGAAAGAACCAACAATTTCACTAAACTCTACTCCACTGCGGACTGCAACGAAGTTAAGCTGAATGAAGTTGATTGAACTTACGGGTTTGATGTAAATATCACCAACAAATCGTGATGTATCTACAACTTCTGGTGTATTGTTTGTTGAGTCACAAACTACTCTATAATCATAGATTCCTCTACGACCCTGAACATCTCTAAGGAATGGTTCAACAAGATTTCTGAATTGAGCTCTTGTAAAGTCATCATTAAACTCGAATAGAGCGAATTTAGATGCCGCAGAAATTGCCTTCTCAAGAACGATGAACAATCTACGAACATTGATTCGATCGAATGCAGATGCCTTAGCTTGAAGTGTTTTATCTCCGTATAGAAGAGTTCCCTGACCTGGGAATGTAACTACTGGGTTAACATTCTTCTTGTATAGAACATCCCGCTGTGCTTGATTTGGATTCCAAGCAAGTTTAGTAATATTCTTAATTTGTCCTCTGTTAAGTCCAGCAGGTGAGTACCAAGGATCAAACTCTTTATCAGTTCGAACACATAGACCAGCAATATCACCGTTTAGTGGAATCCAACGGAATACATCATTGTACTTATCATACTGATATTTGTAACCGGAATCCATTACCGCAAATGATGTTGATCGAACAGAGTTTCTAAACTCTACAACATCGGCTGCTGTATCTCCGTGATTGTTTACAACATCTTCATATGTTGGTGAAGCAAACACAATACAATCTTTGCGTTCTAGAGCGATATTATCAATTAGATAATTAGGTAGTAATTCACCGTTTGTTCCACCACGAGATTTACCAGTAAGAACTAGTGAAATATCCAAAGTATCCTTATCTTTGAATTTATCGGCAGCTCTCATAATATCTTGAAGTGGGACTGAACCCTCGGCAGTACCGTCTGTTCCGCCAACCATTGAGAATGTTTTCGGTGTATTACCTGAAGCTGAAGCAACAGTAAGTGCAGTATTTGAAACAGCACCAGAAACATCGGCTGCACCCCAAATCCAATTGGATGATTCGTTGATGACGTTCTTCCAGTAATTTGAAGTAAGAACACCAGTTTTCTTAGCATCAGTTGCTCTGGATAGACCGCTATAAACCTCTAGAACAGTTCCAGGGTTACCAGTAATTGCACCATCTTCATCCGCTACTACAAGATGCAATTCATCTTGTGCAGAAGTATTACCCTGAGAAGCAACATAATCAGTTTGACCAGGAGCACCATCTACTTGGTTGAAATATTCCCAATAGCGAGAAATTGTGTTGGAAGTATAATCTGATCCAAGTTTATAGTTTCCATCAAACGTAACGGTAATATAAGCAGTTTGAGCCTGACTATCTGTATCAGTCAATGTAAGTTCAGTTACACCATTAGCAATAATAGCTGAAGCATTAACTGTGAATGCGGTAGTATTCACAATAGCATTAATTGATAGTGTGATTCCGGTGTTAACAACTCCAGTGTTGGAAGCAGCAGTGACAGTATCACCAGCATCAAACCCAGAAGTATTACCACTAGTTAGTGTAATAAGAGTAGTGGAGTTTGCACCAGTATTAATTGTTGCAGTGACAATTTTTGAAACTTCAGATGTATTAAGTGCTACGTTAGATACTGATTTCAATTTAAGATATTGAGTACCAATAGTAGTGTTACCTACGTAGATATAATCTCCAACTGATAGAGCAGCTTTGACATTATTTGCAGCCAATCTATCTGAAGCATCAGCAGTTGAATTTGTACCGAACACAATGTTAGCACTGGTTGCACCAACAGGGATTGAGAATGTTACGGTTGATGTATCGTTCTCATCAAGAACTGATGAGAACTGATTAGCATTATAGCAACCAGAAACTTTAATTGAGTTACCAAGTTCACCCGGATATCTTGCAACAAAATGTACATCAGTGTCAAAAGTTTTAGTTAGATAATCATCTTCATGCTTAACTACTTGTTCTGAAACTGTTGCCGCACCACTATTAGCAATAGCATTAAATACTACTGAAGTATTAGCACCTCGTGATACATATAGTTTATTGCCATATGCTAAGAAGTTTGATGCAGTAAACCAAGTTTCAGCATTGAATGTAGTTGGCTTTCCATATCTATTTACTAGATCATCTTCCGATGATACTAACATATACTTATCTACTGGACCCCAACGGAAGACTCCGGCAAAGGCACCTTCTGTAGTTGAAGTTGCTGGAATTGTAGCAGATAAATCAATTTCAGAAACATTTACTCCGGGACTGATCTGAAATCCTCCGCCACCGGTGCCTAAATTACTTACGGCCATTTGTATCTCCCTTAATGGTAGTATATTTTAGTTTTATTTATATATTTGAATACTTCAGAAACCGTTCAGGAGTGTCCTATAATTGTGAGGTAGATCATCAATATTAGTTAGGTCAATGATTTCTGGTTCAACGTCTGTATCATACATATCTGAACTAAAACCAAATGGCATTAACTCATTTTCAATATCTTCATCCGATTTTTCTCTTAGTTTTAGAAGTGTGTTAATATCAGTTAATTCTTTGAAGTATTGTTGATCAGATAGCCAAGCAAATAGTACTAATCCCATGACTAAATCATCATGGCAACCCGACTCTGCTTCATACGAATTAGCCTTCTTGGAGAATCTAGACAGTTCAAAAATTGTGTCGTGATCATTAATAATCAATTGATGTTGTTCAACAAGTAATTTGAGAATAGAACAACCGACGGCTTTGACGGTTTTAGTAGTTCGTATACCAAGTTCAGCATTTGCATTACCAACTGAAATTCTCTTACCTCTTGGCCCGGCATTTTCTGTGCTTATGAGATTTTCACTCTCATAGTCGTGATACAATGAATCTGCTACTTGACCACCAATGTCATTGATTTCCACCAAAATTGCAGCATTGTTGTACAATTTGGACACTTTAAAGATTTCAGCCGCATAGTCGAGCGGTGTAATCAAATTACTTTTATATGCACAAACTTGTTGGTACGGCATCTTGGTAATATCAATGACAGAGAACGCGGAATAATCTAGACCTTTACCTCTAGAAACATCACAGATCATTGTATAGTTATGATTTGGGAGTGGTGAAACATACTGTTTCATTCCGGCCATTGATGATATTGGAACTCTTGACACCAAAGATTTCAATGTGGTACCATTAATTAGAGTACCACTAGACCCTTGGAATGCACAATTAAATTCTTGTTCAAATTTTTCATAATCATAGTTCATTGATGATATAGTTTCTTGGTACCACTTTTCACCACGCCCTGGAACTTTATTCCAGGGAACTTCCACATATTCGTATCCATTCCAGTCTTTATCTTCATATTCTAATTGTGCATGAGTGCATAATTTGTGAAAGTGATTAAGACCTTTAGGTGTAGACGTTAAAAGTATTTTAGTAGTTTCACCAGATGAAATAGTTGGAAAAACTGATGCAAAGAAGTCATCCCAATTCTCAATAAACGCTGTCTCATCGATGTACAGGAATGATACTGATCTACCTCGGACAGATGATGAAGTTGTGGCTGCGGCAATAATCTTAGATCCATTTTCTAAAACTATACTACCTTTATTCCACTCTTTAACACCCTGCTGAAGAAACTCGGGTAGATTCTCATATGAAGTTTTAATTCGATCTAAAATTTCTCTAGCAGCATCACCCTTATTGGCCAATAAAGCTACAAGTTTATCCGAATTAAATAGTATATAATGTAAGATAACTGCAGCAGCCGTTGTGGTATTGTGACTTAAAAATCCATCTGTATAGTACCGATGATTATAAGAATTTACAGATAGATCATACATATTAGAAAATTTATCAGTACGTGTGACTGATTTTACAATATCGATACCATATTTAGTAGTTAACTTTGTCTCATCAGGAACACAATCTTTGGTGAAAATTTCTTCCATATTCTCATTGAATAGTATGTGATTATCTGCCGATATTAGTTTCAAACCCGAATAAGTTTCAACTACCCATTCTTGATATTCAATCGTTTTATTTATGGAAGAAATTTCTTCCCAACCTGTGTCAGTTTCGATTTCCCACTCGTCAATATCAATTGAATCTATAAATTTTCTATTTACTGTGTCAGAAAGTTTATGCACTTGTCTATAACCTTCTGTTTATCTAATTTTAATTCACTTTCCCAAATTACTAAAGTCTTATATCCTAATGATTCAGCATGAGATAGTTTTGCTTTATCTAAATCCCATTGATCTTTCGCGGATCTTTTAGTACGAATATTGTAATGTGATTCATTATGAGTTTTTGGATTCATATGCCAAAAATCACCATTATATTCTATAATTCTACCATTATAATGAATATCATAATTATAATACCCTCTTGGTAATCTCTTTAGAGTAAACTGTGATTCAACTTCTGGTATTATACTCAAAACTGTATTGTATATTAATTGTTCACCCTTTGAAGTATTAAACCCCTTAGATATTTTCTTTCTATTGATTATACTTAATTCTTCTTCCGATTTAGAATTCAACGTATTTTGCCAATTTTCCTGTCTTGTTCTATATATTCGCTCACCTTCATCTTCACCATGACGTTGTTTGCACTTCTCTAATGTAAAATTATTCTGAAAATCATAAAGTTTTAATTTAGCTTCTTCTGGAGTATATCCTTTATTAATCCAGTATTGAAATACTCTAGGAGATCCACCATCAAGCTGCTTTAATCTATTTCTATTTGCGGCGTGGGTCCGCTTTGATTCACTGAAATTCGGATTATTTTTAGAATATACTGATAACTTCCCGCCATGGTTAAAAAATGGATTTTTATCACTCTTTAACTTTTCAGACTTACAGTTTAGTTTTTCATTAGCTATTTCTTCAGAATTGTGTACCACACTCAACCAATTAAAATTTTCAGATTTGGTTCCTCTAAAATTTATGATTTTATTTGCCCATTCAAATTTTTCTTGCCATGATAGATCGGAGTGATAAATTCTTTTCATATTATCAGGTCTTCCTGGCACGTGAAGTCCAAGATTGAATAATTTGATAGCTAGTCTTATATTTGTATGAGTCCATTTAACACTTTTAGAGAGCTTAGTCAGTTTCATTTTGAATATTCTTTTTTGAATTGAGTTCATAAAATTCACCAATAGATAAAGTTTTAATTTGTCCAGTTTTTTTATTTCTTACGGTTATTTCAGTATTTATATCTACACATTTTCCCGATTGTCTCGCAGTGCAAACGCACACTCTACGACTATTAGTTATCTTTTGAATAATTTCTTTTTGGTAATCATATAGATCTATTGGAATTAAGCCTCTATCTACATGAACAATATAGATGTATTTTTCTGCGAAATAGATTGGATCTAAAGCACATTTGATGAACTCTTGTTTTAGTTCATCAGTCCATTGAATTTGCTGTTTCGTTTTCTTTAGAAGTGGATTTCCATTATATCCCTTCTCAAATAATCTACTATCAGGATTGAACATCAGGTTTACTTCTAGCTTCTTCAATCATCTTCGCCAAATCTGCAGTAGTCCCCACGAATAGATTGTTATGGACAGTTTGTGGTTCAGCAGATTTCGGGACCAACTCATTCTTTTTCTTTTGTAGCTCAACTAGATCTTTGCTTATATCAGCAACAGTTTTGAGCATCTGATTTAGAACTTCATATGATCTTGGGTGTTGAGATTGTCTAGCAACATCAATCATATCTTCTAGTGCTTCTTGACTTTTGCCAATTACATCATATAGATTCTTTCTGGCATAGTCGAAGTCATCTTCTACTTGTTGGTTGACTTGTACTCTATCAGTTTCAATTGGCGCCAAGTCAAGGGCTTTACGAATTTCATCAGACATTATGTATCTCCACTAAAGTCTACAATAAATCCATAATCATCTTCCTTGTTAACTAGATATGGATTGATATAATTTGTTGGATGGCTTGCCGAATTTGCTGAACCTTCCCATGAGATAGGACTACCATTAGCATCTAAGCCTGCATAAATGGCAATACTGGATTGATTTGGTGTATTTACAGAATTGGCTGAATCTACTGAAATTCCACTTGGCGGAATATTAAGATTAAGATCTATGTGCTTAATTAGTGATCCTGATCTTACTGGGCCAAAGAGCCACCCCTTCATTGTGAATGATAGTGTCCAAATTAAAGCCCTTCTGGTTTCAAAATTACCTTCATAAGTATCTACTTGTGACACATCATCTAATACAATGGGCACATCAAACTTACTATTAGTTTCAGGACTAAGATTTAGGGTTGCAGTAAAATCAGGTGTAAAGAATGGGAGAATCTGTTCAATAATTCTGGTACCATCTTCAGCATTCTTGACCATAATGCTTAACTGGAATCCGATGTTATAAGGCACCGGATTATACTGGTATGAAACAGACCCATCTGTTATGCCAACTGAAGACCGACCCATTGTGTTTAGTTTGCGGATCGAATCGTAGTTGAAGTTTATCATCTCAAATGACATTCTAGGTAGCTGTAATGCCACTTTATTATCTAAATTGGGATTCCCTTCTAGTCTGGCCAAATACTTCTCTTTTGGGCCATAGTTTAGTGGAACCTTAAATGTTTGTAAGTTAGTGCCAGAAGAATCATCTCTTTGTAGCCAAACATCGGAAAATATTGTCCCAAAATAGATTACATATCTACGAATAGTTCCGTTGAACCAAGTTTGTCCGAACATTAGAGTCCCTCACCTTCACTAAATGGGTCTCGATCCGCCCAGTCTATAATTGAATCTCGAGTATTTTCTTCTTCAAATTCT